CGTTGACGCCATGCGCATTGACGATGTCAACTTGGCTGTTGGTGGAACCCCCCGGAAGACTGATCCAGGTGCCCGCAAACGTGCCATTCGTAATGAACGGACAAACAATCTTGACCGCGTAAGCCCCAGACGCCACCGTGAAGATCGGGGGAGCCGCCGTGTTACCGCCAAGATTGAACTGAACGTGGTAGAAGCCACCATATACGGGCTGACCCACGCCAGTGACCACATGGCCCGGCGCATGGCCATCATCTGCAATGATAATAGCGCCGCCCGTCCAGGTCATCTCGCCGGACGAACCCCAACTCACCCCTGTTCCAAATCCGTTGAGATAGCAATCTGCAACAATGATCTCGGGACTATGCGTCCCGGAAGTGAAGACGACGCCCGCCGTGGCGCTCGAATTGGCGCCATTGAGAAGGCTCGCCTGCACCTCGAACCCGCACCCGGTGATTTGGGTCACGCCGATCGCATTGATGACCAGGCCAGTACGCCACATGAAGCTGAAACAACGGTCCAGAGTACCGCCGGTGTTCCCGCCGTACAGATTGAAGGCAACACCTGGACGATCCCACGTTCCGCCAGTAGCCGGCACACCTCCGCCAATGCAATAGAACGGCTCGCAGCGGATCTCCGATAGATAGTGATTGTCCCCTGCGTCGGTGACTGCTACGCCATTGTAGCAGTCGATCCAAATGCGGTGCAGGTGAAAATCGCCCGCTTGTGCTTTGATCGCGGTGTTGAAGCCAACTATCCCGACGTCATGGATCACCACACCATTGATGTTCAGCGGGATTGAGATGCCAACGCTGCTCTCAGCACCCCAGGCTGTGATTGACGCGATCACTTCGGCTGCTGTGGGCGAGGCCAGCAGCCCGGGGCGCAGCACACGCACGCCACGCAGCGTTGAGTGATCACCCATCCAATCGAATACGCAGGGTTCAGCAGGAACCCGCAGCCCGCCAACATCGCCGCGCCGCCAAGCGCGAACGGATTACCAGAACCCTCGACCGTCACCCCGGCGGGGACCACCAGATTACCGCTGTTGATCAGATAGAATTTCCCGGCCGGCAGCGACACGCGTGCGCCAGCCGTGAAGCTCGCCAGGAACGTATTGATCGCGGTGGTGTCGTCGGTCACACCATTCCCGGCCGCATTGGACGCCGAAAGCGAGATACCGGGGCGCTGCGAGATCGCAGCGGACAGGACCTGTGTCCGTCCGATGTCGGGCGGCGTCACGGACGCATCCGACAGGTCCACCCCCGCGTATGCGTTGCCGGCAATGATAGTGGCCGCTTGGGCGGCGATCACCGACATCGGCACCGGGACATAGGTTCCGCTCACCCGGGGGGCACTCCAATTAGATTTCCGCTGCTATCGGTCAGCAGGTTGCCGCCGATATCCTCGTAGACCGTGCTGGTCCCCGGGCCCGGCACCACGTCGCCGAACCGGATGCCGGAAAGCTGGCCTCCGCCCCATAGCATCGGGGGCGCGGCCGTCGTCCGGGTGGTCCAGTAGCGCACCGTATAGGTCAGATCGCGCCGCCACAGCCGGGCTTTCGACGGGACGTCGTCGCTCCGCGTGCTGTGCCACAGCAGCCGCGCCGCTTGGTCAGGCAATTGCAGCCAGCGCGTGTCCGACAGCACCGAGTCCAGCGTAGAGCAGATTGCGTCCCGGCTCGCCGGGTCCGGCGCCCAGCAGGTAATGCAGTAGCCCTGCTCCTGCTCGCGCGGACGCCGGCGCGTCAGGCCCGCCTGTCCGGTGCGCGCGATCACCGGCAGCGTCGTATCGATCGTCAGCACGCCGGTTCCGCCGCCGCTGACCGAGGCCTCGGCCCCGCCAGTCAATAGGATCGGGTTGGCCATCCCATCGGTGATCGCCGCCCCGCTCTCCAGCAGCCAGGGGCCACCGCCGATCACCGCCGCCAACGCCTGCGCTACAACAGCGGGCGTATCCGCGGCCTGCACAGGGTAATACCAGCTCGCCCCCCCGAACTCGACCCCGGCAAGTTGCCCGGCCGCGCAGGTGCCAGAGAACGTCACCACGTTCCCGGTCACGCTCGCCGTGAGCGTACTCACCGCCGGGATCGAAATGTCCGGATCGAGATTACCGCCCGAAAGCCGCGCCATGCCGGATTGCTCGAACACCGTCATGTGCGCGATCCCGTTATTCAGGTCGATATCGAGCTGCTCGGCCACCGGCCAGCCACGATAGACGCGCACCGGCAGGCCGGCGGCGCTACTGGTCACAAGGTTCGACAGATCGCCATAAGCGAGGGAGCCGAGGTCGTAGCCGCCGCTCTGATCGTAACCGCCCGCACCCGCCAGGCCGGCCGGGTACAGCACGCCGCCCACCAGCAGCACGAGAGCCGCTTGCACGTCGGAAGTATCGGCCATCGGTTCACGTCGTCTCCAGCACCACCGACAACCGCCACCCCAGCGGGGTCAGCTCAGCCTGGCTGACCACGCGGCGGCAATTCAGGTCATCAAGCAGAATCAAATCGTTACGCAGCACGACACCGGGAATGGCCGGCAGCAGCACAATCGACCACGGTAGTTTCACGTCGCCGGGCAGCCGCGTATCGCCTGTCTCGCCCTTGGTGCCTTGCACCATCGCACACGGCCAACTGCTGGCCAGCACCATCTCCGCTGCTCGCGTGTCGCCGCCATAGCCCCCAATCGCGCCGTAACCAACCTTCACAGCCGGCTGTCGGATGTCCACAGTGCGGTTGCACAGCACCAGCCGCGCCGGCCGGAACGGGTCGACCGCGGCAATGAACAACGTCTCGGAGCTCGGTGTGGTCAGATAGTCGCCCACGGCGACGCCCGTGGGATCGAACGCACCGAACCACTCCTCAGGCTTGTCGCGCCGGCGCGGAGTTCGCTGCATCAGGCCGGGCGCGGTATCGAACAGTACCTGCAGCGCGCCCATCCAGTTGCCGCCCGAGATCGGACTGTGGGCCGAACCGGCGCGATACCACTCGCAGCTCACGCCGGCCGCGGTGGCGACGATGCTGAAGCCTTGATTGACCTTGGTCTGGATTGTCGCCTGTGAGACCATCAGACGATCAGCCCGATAGTATTGCCGCTCGCCAGATCTGGTCCCGGCGGAATGCCCAGGAAGCCGCACAACCGCCGCCGCCAGTTGTCGAACAGTCTTGCACGATCGCGCACCTCGTCCTTATTATGCGTCCATACCGCAGCTTGATCGGTGTCCAGGTTGCCACTGGCACCGGGCACCGCGCTTTCGAGGCCATACAGGGTACTCACGTAGTACCTGACGATCTGAAACTCCGCCGGCGCAAGATTGTTCAACCGGAATTCGAGCAGGCCATAGACCTGGAAATACCGCCAGCTCTGGAATCCAGACGGCGTGCCGCCATACGCCGGATAACCGCAGAAGCGCCGAATGTCAGCCTTCTCTGCATCGCTGAACAGCGCCGTCGAATACCCCGCGGCCGGCGAAGGCGTGATGGTGCCCGACATCCGTCACCCGCCTGACATCTCTTCAAGCACTGTGCCGCGCAGGTTGCACATGTCGTTCTCCCTCAATTTGACGCGCGGTGCGGCGCCGCCGGACCCGTCCGAAGACAGGTCCAGCGAGCCGCGCCAGCGTAGTGCGTTATCACAACGACTCGATCACCACTGCGCGCTTCCAGGCCGAGTTCGTGGCCGTCGGCAGAACCGTCGGATTCGCGGTAGTGTCGGACGGCGTGCAGAACGCCCCGATCCACTCCCACGACTGCGCGACGATCTGCTGCAAACGGTCCATCGGGGCCCGGGTGATCATCCGCACGCCATCGATCACCATCTCCTCCGCAAGTGGATTGTCGGTGTCGGTGTTCGCTGTCGGCAGGTCCGCCTCGATCAACGCGCCGGCCCCGCAAACTAGTCCGCGACGGATACTGAGCCCCGCCAGGTTCTGCTGCGGCGCCAAGTTGGTCGGAATGAAGCGCACCCCAACTAACTCGAATACCTCGCCCTGCCGGTATTCCGGCGCGCGATATGCACCGCGGAACAAGGTCTGGAACGCGGTGTCGTTGAACAGTCCCTGGAGCTGCTGAGCATCCAGGTAGAAATTGTACGCCCCGTCGATCTCCGGCACGTTGTTGAGCCGAAGTTGCGTCGCGGCCTGCAGCACGCAGCCTACCATGGTCAGCGTATCGCCCGAGACAAGCGCCGCCGTCGTCGCGCGGTTATTGGGCCGGACCACCGTCGGTGCAATCGACGCCACCACCGGGTTTCCGGCGGTGCCGTTCGCGACCGACACGCTTGTCGAAGTGGTGAGCGTGCCGGAGATACCACCCGGTGCAGTCGAAACGTTGGTACCATCCGGAGTCGCGCCGGTCACAGTGTAGGCGGTGCCATTGATCGACACCGTTAGGGTATTCGATGTGGACACCGCCACTAACACGCCAGTGCTGGTGAATACGCTTTGGAAGCCGCGGATGTCATCGACCGATATCGTGGTAGCAGCCGACCCGAGCGTGACGCGTACCCGCGTGTTGCCGCCGAGATACGTATTCAGCAGCGCGTTCACCGCCAGAGTATCCAAGGTGCGCGCAGCCTGCTCGGCGAGCTGCCGCGCATTCATAATGAACTGATTGGCGATGCCGACCTTCTGCGTCACGACGTTGAGATCGACAGTATCCCCGTACGCATTCAGCGTCAGCGTGTACTGCTCGACCCCGGGCACCGAAGGTGTCATGCCGTTGTCGAAATTCGTGTTGTTCGACGGCACCAGCGGCGTCGTCGCAGGCGGCCGCAGGCCGGTGCGAGTCTTGGTCTTGGTTTCGCCGATCTGACCCTCGAACGGTTCGCGGTCTGCCACGGCACGATAGGCCAGCTTGGCACGCAGGGATTCTTCGAACGCGTGTTCCAGATAGCCCTGCTGAATGATCGGCTGCAGTTGTGCCGGGAAATTCTGAATGCCCATAAGGGACTCCTCGTTGTTATGTGGGGAAGCCCCTGGCCGTCATGGCCCGGTGGGCGGTCAGTCGCCGGCGCTCTGGGCGCCGACTCACGATCAGCGATAGATGCCGTGTTCACGTTCGAACGCGCGACGTTCCTTGTCGTCCATTTCGCGCACGCTTTTAATCTTCGGCGGTTCGATCTTCGGCGTCGCCGCCGTACTCGACGTGCTGGCCTGCCCGAACAGCCACGGCTTCGCCTTCTTCGCGTCGGCAAAGAGCGTCGCGGGAATGACGATATTGCCGTCCTCATTCAGCTCAACACCAGATGTGTCAAGCAACTTCAATCCCTCGACGTCGATCATACCTGCGGCCAGAGCAGATGCCTTCAGCTCCGCCTGGATGATCCGGGCATCGGCCGCACGGCGCGCGTCGGCGATTGCCGCCTGGGCCTCGTTTCGCGCCTTGGCCGCTTCACTCTCATGGCCACGCGCCTTGTGGCGCCATTGCTCGTTTTCTCGCCTCAGCTCTTGCACGTAGTCGCGCGAAAACGTCTCCGGCTCCTTAGTGGCCACGGATTTCGCCTCAGGCACGTCCGGAGTTGGGGAAGTAGCCGACATCGATGTCCTCTAGGTTACGGCAGCCTCACACCGCCATGCCGGTCATTCCGGTATCATCTCCGTTGCGTTCACCCGCGCGCCCTGAGTGCCGGCACGCAGATCTGCCGCCGCCTCGTCAGCGGCGATCCGCGTCAGCTCAACGGCCACGTGGTCCACGTCATAGACCGGCGCGCGGTCCTTGACGGCGGTCTCGCGGCTGATTAGTCCGGCATTGCGCAGCGTCGCCAGGGTGCTCGCTGCCTGCTGTTTGTCCTCGCCGGTCGGCGGGAACCAGTCCGCCCAACGCAGCGACAACGGTGCAGCGGCGGACAGCCGCACCGATCGTCCCTGCACCTTGATCGAATACATCTGTGCCGCTGCCACGATCATACGTGCCAGCCGCAGCAGCCCTTCCTGGCCATAGGAGATGCGCAACCGATCCGCCAGCCATATCAGTGGCTGGTGCAACATCTCCATGGCACGGCCGGACTGCGCCGCGCTCACCTTGTCGGCGTTCGAGCGGTTGCCGTGCACGCTCTCCAGCGCCAGCTCACGTAGCGTCCGCACGTAATCCAGCACGGCCGCCGAGGCGGTGCCGCCGATCTCCAGAAGTCGCGCGTCCCCCTTTTCGCTCACCACCAGCGCATTGCCCGCGCCCTTGATGATCTCGCCGTCCGGTGCCGCCGGCTCCTTGATCAGCAGCGTCGGATCGGAGCTGTATTTCAGCCCGCGCCCCGCCTGGCTCATTTGATAGTCGATTTCGATTTGCGCATCGATCGCAGAACGGAATGTGCACCAACCATCGGGGCCATCGCCGCCTGGCAGGTTGCGTATCCAGACCATCGGCACGAACCCGAGTGCGTGCCGTAAGCTGCGATCCGCGTCGATCTCCGGGGTTGCGGGAGGTCCGTCAGCTGCCACCCGCATCGGCAGGAACCACGTCTCATCGTCCGAGGTCCACTCACGGGCGAACCAGTGGTCCGCCTCCAACTCGTCCTCGCGGATATCAAAGCCCTGCTCCCGCAGCGCCCGCCCGCGTACCTTGTAGCGCTCGCGCACCGACACCAACCTGTCCGGTGCTTCCGGATCCCAGACAGGAGTCAGGTATTGCGTATCCAGCACGTCCAGGAAGATGCGCCCGCGCAACACACGCAACAGGATCGCAGCCGAGCCGACCGAGCCCCGCGTGGCGGCATCGATCATAACGCGATTGGCACCTGCCTCGATCAGCAGGTCGTGCAGCGACTCTCGCGTTGCCTCGTCGGCGCAATCGATTGCCGGAAACCGCCCTTCGCCGAACAACAGCGACACGCTGTCCTCTACCACTGTACGGCAAAGCGCATACCGCACGCAGGGCCGACGGTCCCGTAGCGGCACATATTCGCCGCCCGCCTTCCGCTCATCGTGGAACGGGTGCGGCAGCACGTCATAGATCGTGCCGTCCAGCACGCGGCGCAGCACCTCGAGGCGCCATGCGCGTTCAGGCAGGTCCTTGTCCTGCGGCACACGGGCAGCGATCGATCCGAACACTGGTGATTACCTGCCCCTGACAAGATTGAGCAACGGATTGAACCCAGGATGGACGTTGCGTCCCATAATTGCGTCTCTCAGAACGGATGCGCGCCCGGTGGCGTGCGGCCGCCTCAGCGGCCCATGAGCGGGATCGTCACCCGCCGGGCCGGCTCAGGCGGCGCGACCAGCAAACCAAAAGCGCGCGCCAGTGCATCCACCTGATCGTCGTTGCGCCCCGACGGAAACGCCGCCATCTCATCGAGCAGCGCCCGGTTCCAGGGCGCGCGCACCATCCGGACGTTCCCGACATTGACCTGCGAAGCGACTGGCGCCGCACGGGTCGCCTTGTCGCCCGTTTCCGGGCTCGCCTCGACCCGAAAACCCGCCAATTTGCGAACGAGGTACTGCACTTGTCCCTTGCCCGCCTGTCCCGGATCCTGCGGCAGCCCGATCGACACCTCGCGTCCATCAGCACTTGCCGTATTGACGATCGTCTCCTCCACCTCGTCGGGCCCGCCGCGCAGCCTCACGACGTCCAGCACAACGAACATGCCATCGACCAGCCGTCCGAGCTTCAGCCCTACGGTCCAGTCCGGATTCGCGGTGCCGACCGTCGCTGTAGCTGCCAGGTCCCAGCCCCGCGCCGCACGGCTCCCAGCCGGCTCAGCATCCAGAATTGGGATGCGCCGCACGCGGAACAGCGCCCCTTCAGGTGGCCGCGGGTCTTGCTGATAGAGTGCCGACCAATCTCGTTCGCCCATCGTTCGGCGCTTGTCGGAAAGTTCAGCCACCGATTCCCACTCCGGCCACAGCGGTTCGCCGGGTCCTCGACTCAGCGGATCATCCGCGCCGGCAATGGCCGGCAGCGAGAGCACCCGCCAACGCTCCGCCTCGATCTGCAGCAGTCGGCCAGCCAGATCGTCTTCGTGCCATCGGGTCATGACCAGAACGACACGGCCCCCAGGCTTCAGCCGGGTCAGCAGGTCGGCGCGGAACCAGTCCCAGGCGCGGTCGCGATGCGTTTGACTTTCTGCCGCCTGGCGCGACTTCACCGGATCATCGACAATGGCCAGGTCGGCGCGGCGCCCGGTGATCGAACCACCAACGCCCGCCGCGTAATACTCGCCGCCCGAGTCCGTCTCCCACCGCCCTGCGGCCGCACTATTGGCCGCCAGACCGAAGCCTAGTGCAGCAGCGTTCTCGACGATCGTGTTACGGACCCGCCTGCCAAAACGCTGCGCCAGTTCCGCCGTGTGCGACGCTGCAATCACCGCCGAGCGTGGATGCCTGCAGAACCACCACGCCGGAAACAGGATCGACGCATAAGTCGATTTTGCCGAGCCCGGCGGCATGAACACCATCAGCCGGTCAATCTCTTTGCGCTCGATACGTTCAAGACCGTCGATCAGCAGCCGATGGTGCCGCGCTGGTGTCTGGTCAAGCGGCGCTAGCGCGTGCTCAGTCCACGCCGTCAGGTCGCGCCTGATCCCGTATCGGCGCTCCTCCCCGAGCAGTGCTTGTGCCCCGGAGTCGGCCAGAGGCAGCGGCTTCAGCGATCCGGCGATCGATTCCGCGTCCGAACTGGTCATCCGGTAGGGTACCCATGTCGTCCGCAGCACGTTCCGTCACCGACGACCTGTCCCAACCGCGGTTCAGAAGTGCCACGGCCGCGCTCACCCGCGCCGCCGATGCCGAGGCGTCGGCGGTCATCTTCGCCAAACTCTCAATGGCTAACTCTGTATATTCCTGAGCCGCCTCGACGGCAGGTCGCGTCATACGGGGCGGAGGCCGATCGTCACCCTTCGTCAGCCTTCCGGGCAGTCTGGAAGGATACCGTCGCTGTCACCACCTCCCCTGCCCGGCGATAAACGTAGGGCAGACGAAGTCCGCCGTTGGCGCACCCGCGGACTGCGTCCGCTACGAGGCTGCACAATCGACGACGCGGGGCACCAGAGTGGAAGACAAAGTCGAGGCAGTCCTGCACGCGCAGAACGTCATCATACCCAATCTTATACACCAAATTGGGGTGCCTGGGCAAGGCTTTTTTTCTGACCAAAAGGAATTTGCCCTCGGAAGGAATGCAATCACCATAAGCCGCGTCCACGGCCCCGCCCGTGATGGCCGGCTTTCTCCCGCCCATTACGGCGTCCCGGCGGTCGCGTGCGGCAAATTTGCTTGAACTAGGCTACCGCCGCAGCCTCGCGCCGAATCCGACCAAGCCTTCAGCGCACGCAGAACGCCATCATAGCCAGCCTTATACACCAATTTGGGGCGGCTGGGCAAGGCTTTTTTTCTGACTGCAAGGAATTTGGCCTCGGAAGGCGTAGCAAGCGCCACAGTCCGCCTCGCCGGCGACACGGGTCATGGCCCCGTTCTCTCGCCCATTTCTGGCGTCTAGGTGATCGCACGCGGCAAAATTGCTCGAACTAGCCTATAGAGGCAGCCTCGCGCCGAACCGACCAAGCCGCCTGCGCGCGCAGAGTGCCATCATACCCAATCCTATACACCAAATTGGGGTGCCTGGGCAAGGCCTTTTTTCCTCCAGCAGCAACTTTCCTCTCGAGCACAAGACAGGCAGCACCAGCATCAAATCGCCTCCCGCAGCGCCTCTGTCGATTTGACGATCTTTGACGTTCTTCCGACGATTCTTGACGCTTTACTGACGCCCAACCCGCTTTCACCGTTAACCATCCTTAGTCACAATTCCCCCAACGAGGCCAGGGAGCCTCCAAACAAACAGGGTGCATACCATGGATTGTGTTGGTGGGAAGCTCGCATCAGATATCGCCGCGTATGCCGCGCTGACGTCGTTGCCCCGCGAACGTGAGCCAATCATTGTTGTCGTCGAGGATGACGATTGCTTCTCCGAGACGATCCGCGACATCTGCGATTTTCTCGAGGTGACCGTCCGCCCCGTGGCGAGTGGTGAAGATCTCGCGCCGGTGCTCGCCAAGTGCCGACCAATGGCTGTCCTGGCCGCGGTCGAGGCTGTTGGCCAGGACGGGTGCCACGTAATGAAGACAGTCGCGAATCACGACAGGAATTTGCCGATCCTGTTGCTGACAGGCGGCGATCCCATCTTAGCCGGCGCCGCCGACGCCGTCGAAGAACTCTGGGGCTTGTCCTGCGTCCTGAAGCGCCCAATCCTGCCCGCACTTGGCGAGCTGGTCGAATTTCTTTGCCTGGCCGGCCAAATGGGCCGCTGTCTCGGTCTGATGCCGGTCTGACCAACACACCCCGCCCGCGTTCACGCCGACATCCATATCGCGCCCTTCAGGCGTGCGACAAACGTTGCGTGTGCAGCCAGTTCGGCTGCGGTCGGTGTCACCACCCGCGGTGTTCGCAGTCCGCTGTGGCTGTATGAAACGAGCGGTGCCTGGACAGCCTCGACCGCCAGTGACAGACCACGCTGGCGGCCTCCCATGAGTTCGACATAGACCTCTGCCAGCAATCGGCAGTCCAGCAGGGCGTTATGCCTGCTACGGCCGGAAAGATCGATCGAGAAGCGGCGGCATAAAGCGTCCAGGCTGTTCGGCAGCCCGGGAAACCGAGCCTTGGCAAGTGCCAGAGTATCAATCATCCGGGACGGCTCCAGCGGCGGCAGGCCAAGCAGACTAAGCTCGGCATTCAGGAACGCGAAATCGAACTCCGCATTGTGCGCCACCAGCGTGCTGTCGCCGAGAAATTCGAGCAGTGGCATCACAATCTCTGCGAACCGGGGCTTCCCCGCAACCTGAGCGTTGGTAATGCCATGTACCCGCGCGGCCTCATACGAGATCTCCCGTTCCGGATTTATCAGGGCATGGAAATGCCGATCCGTCGGAAGATCATTGAGCAGCTCCAGGGCCGCGACTTCGATGACGCGGTGCCCCAGATGTGACTCCAAACCTGTGGTTTCTGTATCGAACAGCACCGTGCGGGTCATGCCGCAGCTCCCTGATCAATCTGCTGAGCGCGCGAAACGCGTGGTGACGAGAAAGGCCAGTCGGAATGATTGTATCGGCGCGACGGCGCTTCTCACCGTCGGGCATCTGTCGAGCGATGATGGCGCCGACCTGATCCGCACTCAAACCGCGGCGGCGCCGCACTCGCTGCTCTTGTATGCTCCGCGGCGCGGAAACCACGATGACCCAGTCAACATCGCGATCCCCGCCGGTTTCCAGCAGCAGCGGAATATCCAGGACAGCAAAGGGTTTTCCGGCGGATCGAACCCGACGCAAGAACGCCGCCTCTTCTTGCCTGACCATGGGATGCAGAATGCTCTCGAGCTTTCTCAAAGCATCCGGATTCCCCAGCACAGCGTGACGCAACGCAACCCGATCCACCGCCCTGTTCAGTACAGTGCCGGGAAAAGCCGCTTCGATGGCCGGTACCGCGCGCCCACCGCACGCCTGCAGCCTGTGGACAGCAGCATCCGCGTCAAACACCGGGATACCGGCGCGACGAAACACCGCCGCGGCGGTCGACTTCCCCATGCCGATGCCGCCGGTCAGCCCGATGATCTTCATCCGCCAGCAAGGTCCGCGGCGACGAACTGCCGAAGCTCCTGATCCACCGTCGGATCAACCCCGAACCACGCCTCGAAGCCCGGACGAGCCTGATGCAAAAGCATCCCCAGACCATCGACCACGCGCAGCCCGTGATGACGCGCCGCGCGCAGCAACGCGGTCTCCAGCGGAACATACACAAGATCCGCCACCACAAGCGCGGGATGGCTTAATCCCAGGTTCAACTTCAGTTCCCCACGCCCTGACATTCCCAGCGAAGTAGCGTTCACGACCAGCGAATGATCGCGCAACACCTCCGACCGCAGATCCCACGCCACGACACCTACACCCGAGAACCGCGCCGCCAACGCTTCAGCACGAGCCGGCGAGCGGTTGGCAATCGTCACCTGCGCCCCTAACGCCGCCAAGCCGGCAACAACCGCCCGGGCCGCGCCGCCGGCGCCCAGAACCAGCGCCGGCCCAGCGGCCGGATCGACCTGATGATCGCGCAGATTGGCAATGAAGCCGAACCCGTCCGTGTTGCTCCCCTTGATCCGCCCATCCTTGAAAACCAGAGTGTTCACCGCCCCGATGCGGCGCGCGGCGTCATCCATCTCGTCGCAGAGTGCAAAGGCTTCCAGCTTGTACGGTATGGTGATATTCGCGCCGGCAAACCCGGCTGCTGCCAAGCCCCGCATGGCCGTGTCGAAATGACCGGGGCGAACCGGCAGCGGAACATAAGCGCCGTCTATCTCATAGCGCCGCAACCAGAAGCCATGAACACGGGGCGAACGGGAATGCGTCACCGGCCAGCCGGCGATACCAGCCACCCGCGCCATCCCGGAGAGAATCGGCATAGCAGGACAATTCCGCGTCCGGCCGCGAAGATCAACGCCTATCGTGCCTGCGCGCTTGCCTCGCTACGAGTGGCACCCACCCGCGCCGCCAAAGCCGCCGCCATGAAAGCGTCCAGATCACCTCCCAGCACGGCATCCGGATTGCCCTTCTCGACACCAGTGCGCAGGTCCTTCACCAACTGATACGGTGCCAGCACATAGCTGCGGATCTGGTGTCCCCAACCGATATCGGTCTTGCTGCTCTCCTGCGCCGCCGCTGCCGCTTCCCGCCTCTGCAGCTCCGCCTCATACAATCGCGCCCTGAGCATCGCCATGGCCGTCGCCCGGTTGCGGTGCTGGCTGCGATCGGTCTGGCAGGCCACCACGATGCCCGTCGGCAAATGCGTAATTCGGATCGCGCTTTCGGTCTTGTTGACGTGCTGCCCACCAGCGCCCGACGACCGGAAAGTGTCCACTTTCAGATCACCTTCATTCACCTCGATGTCGATGCTCTCATCGACTACGGGATAAACCCACACGCTGGCAAAGCTGGTCTGCCGCCGCGCCGCGGCGTCGAACGGACTGATCCGGACCAGCCGGTGCACCCCCGCCTCAGTCTTCAGCCAGCCGTAAGCATTGGGTCCGCTGACAAGTAGAGTCGCCGACTTGATCCCCGCCTGCTCGCCCTCGCTCTCTCCCAGAAGCTGCACCTTATAGCCGTGCTGCTCGGCCCACCGGGTGTACATCCGGATCAGCATCTCCGCCCAGTCCTGCGCCTCCGTGCCGCCTGCCCCGGCATTGACCTCCACGTAGCAGTCATTCGTATCGGCCTCGCCGGAGAGAAGACTCTCCAGCTCCCGACGCTTGGCCTGCTCCGCCAGGGTCCGCAACGTAACGATGCTCTCTTCGATCATCGTCTCATCGCCGTCGGCCTCCGCGAGCGACAACAGCTCCAGCGTGTCGGCTACCTCAGCTTCAAGCCCCAGCACCCCCTCGATCCGGGCCGCAAGCTGGTTTCGCTCCCGCATGACCTTCTGCGCAGCCGCTGGCTCCGACCACAGCCCGGTGCTTTCTGCCTGCGCATTCAGCTCCGCCAGACGGGCGTTCGAAGCATCCCAGTCAAAGATGCCTCCTCAGCAGCGCCACAGACCGCTTGATCTGATCATTCAGGGCGTCGGACTCGGC